CTTGGAGGCTTCCTTATTCGTCCTGCGCAGGACCAGTGAGCGTTGATGCTGAGTGAGCGACAGACCGATGATCAGATCCGATTTCCCGCCCCCTGCGGCCCCGCCATAAAACAATTCGTCCGCCTCGCAGAAGAACGCCAAGTGCTGAGGCCCCGGATTGGGGACCCAGCGCATGCCCTTCGTGACCGCCATCGCATCCTTGAGCACCTCAGCTTGCTTGGGGGCAGGCAAGGCTTGGTAGGCGGACAGGATCTCGCTGAGCTGCATAGCCTATGCATCACACGCGAGCGGCTGATGTGTGGACATAGTCAGCCGTGATGATCGTGGTGGCTCCATTGGCGGTCGTGCGATTGAACGCCGCAATGCAGGGCGCGAGTGCGACGGTCTTGGTGACCGCTCCCGCCATGCTCACCCCGACCTGCAGGCTATTGCGGAAGAAGGTGGCGTTACCACTGGCATCGAGTGCGATGCGCAGCGTCTCGTAGGTATCGGCGACGGGGGCCGAGCCCATGTTCTGCATCGTGGCGTCCGTGTTGTTCGCCACACCGGTCAGCCACCAGTTCTTAGTGGTCATGGAGGTGTCGAACATGAATCCGCAGGCATCCGCGCTATTGGTCGTGAACGTATCCGCGGAAGCGGCCGACTGGATCGGCATCTGCAGCGAGGCCACCGTGTCGGTCCAGCCCACGAAGAGCGCGATGTTGGTAATGATGCCAGTCTTGACGCGCGCCTCGAAAATCATGCTGCCTTGATCGGCGCGATAATCCAGGCCACGGGTCAACTGGATGCCCGACACAGCCATCGAGGCGGTGGTGTCACCGATCTTGCCCACGACGGTCCCATTGCGCCCTTCCGTGACGGTCCAGTCGACCGCATTCGTGGTGCCCTTGCGGGAGAGCCAACCATCGATCGGTGTAGTGGAGAACGCTTGGCCTGCGCCCGTGAAATCCTCGAACCACGCCACGGTGCTGGGGCTGGGCAGGTCGATCTGTGAGCCATGGTCGCCAGTTCGAACCCCGGCCGGCACGATCAGGCGGCCATCGGAGTCCAGGCCGAGTTGCCGGCCGAAAATCGATTTGAGAATGCGTGACATGAAGAGCTCCTAGTAATCTGCTTGTTGCTTGTGCGGCCTCGTGCCGCTGCTGTGCGCCTATCGCCGGGTCGCTCGGTCTAGCCTTGCCAGAGCTTCAATTCGTACAGGTCATACGAATAGGGGAATTGCGATGTCATTGGTGGCATTGAGCCCCAACAAGCGACCGACGATGCTACGTAGGATATCCCGTGACATTACTGCACCGTCTCTTCTTTGGTTTGCATGCCGAGGGCGAGTGCGAACGCGATGCGGCGGCCGGCTTCCAGGGGTGTTACGTCTTCGGTTTGGATCGGTCCACCGCCTGGCCCAGTGTGTTCGTGCTTTTCGACGAACGCGCCGACCTTGAGATGCTTGCCAATGAGCTCGACCCGTTTGATGCGGTCGGAGATCTTGACCTTGTGAACGAGGCCGATCGAAACCTTCTTACCATCGACCTCTTCGAACTCTTGAGCCGTCTCCACCCCCGCGATCAATCCCTGACGCCAGATGAGGGGCCACTCCTTCACGGGCTTGAGCGCACCCGCCTCGTTGTAGATATCGGCAAGGTCTGCTTTCGCTTCAGTCTCAAGGCGATCCAGTACCCAGTCGGCATCAACTTGGGTTCGTTTGGCCCGGGCGCACTGTGCAGCATGCACAGCAGCTGCGACGTTAGCTTTGGTTAAGCTCTGTGAGGCAATGACCTTCGCGGTCTTCTCACTGTATCCCGCACGGATAGCCGCCTGAGTGCCATTTAGATCAACTAAATATTCATCCACGAAGCGCTGCTGCTTCGGCGTGAGCTTACGCATGCTTGCTCACGATGATCTGGCCATCTCGTTTGAGTAGCTGGTCACCCAGATCGAGGATGAACCACGGGTGGTCTGAGTTGTCGCCGTAAAGTTTCAGCCGGCGGCCGTCCTGTGCAAAGCGCACTTGATACGTCTTGAGGAAATCCTTCACCTTCTGCAGGTTGTTACCCTGCCAGGTGACGCCCGTCTCCTTCATGGGCTTTTCAGTGGCATGGCGCAGGACACCCAACCGATCACCGTCGAGAATGAGGCTGTCTCCCAGATCCAGTTCGATGTTGAGCCCCACCCCTACGACGCGCAGCTTGGCGCCGTCTTTATCAGCACGGGCGAGATGCGCGCTCGATACGAGATGGTCTGCCTCATCGGCATTATCACCCCGCCATTGGACGATCTGTCCTCGCACCTCAGTACCACCCCATCTTCTGACACACCAGCGTCGCGCCGGTGACGGCGGTGGCGCCGTTCTGCGTGACTTTGAGCACGCTGAACGCCCCGCGGAATCGATAGATACGATTCGCAGCGGTCACGATGACCGGATCGCTCGTGGTCGCGCCCATGTCGGTGAGAGAGATCGGCGCGGTGGTGTAGTTCGTGCCATCGAGCGTGGCGAGCACCTGCATGGCGCCGGCAGTGCTGATGAGCTCGAACGTATCGTATTTCGAAACGTCGTTGGTCTGCACCACGACATCGTTCGCGTTGACGCCAACGCCACCACTGAAGCGCAGGATGTTACTGATTTGATCGATAACGGCGAGTGTGGCCATGAGTTACCTATGCATCCAGATAGTCACGCTGATCGTGACCGGTGGTGGCGTTACTGATGCGGACCGTGAAGGGATTGCTGTCGGTGGGGTGCGTGCCATCGGAGGCGATGACGACCATCGGGCCATGGGTGCCGACGCTGGCGGTTGCGCTGTTGACCGTCAGCACACCCGTGCTGGTGTTGAAGGTGATGCCGGTATCTGGCGCGGTAATCGAATACGAGGTGGCGCCGCTGAAATACGTCGCTAGATTGAATGTGTACGAGCCGGAATTGACCTTGACCGTGATATTGGGGAGCTGATCGAGTTGCGCGGGGCCGAACGTAACGCCGGTTTCCCGCCAGAAGTTGGGTTTCCAAAAGCCAGTCTTCCACAGCCCACTCTGCCAGAGCGCCATTTACGGGCCGCCGATGTTCTGCGTGCCGCTGCCGGCGAGCTGCAGCGCGACTTCCTTGACTTCGACCACATCAACCTGCGCATTGCCAGCGGCGCTCATAGGAATGGTGCCTCCAGTGCTGGTGAGGTTGGTGGCAGCGGTCAGCGTGCGCACGGGGGCATCGGTCGCGCCCCAGATGTCAGCGGGACTGGCAGGGACGCCGCCGCCCACTTTGAGCAGCTCGTAGGTCGAGGTGTTGTTCGGGTTCGTGGTCGGCCACGTGCCGACAATGGTTGCGATCACCGTGGCGGGGTCGAAAGCGCTCACGATGCCCGATTGCCCTAGGCCCGCCCCGCCGGTGAGCACCACGGTATCCCCCGCGCAGCACTGTAAGGCCGTCGTGCCCGCCTGCAGGGTGATCGTGGAGGCGCCCCCATTTTGCGCCGTGCCGGTATAGCGAGGCAATTCGGCGATGGCGAGACGCTGCGTGAGGTTAGCGTTGACGTTGCCGCTGGCGTCGATCACGGTCTTGTGGAAATTCGCCGGCGTCGTGCTGTAGTGAGTGGCAACGATCGATACATTGGCCGTCGAACTCTTGCCGCCATAGATCGGATCGTTGTAGTTGGTCTCGGCCTGACTCGGAGAACAGCGGTAGTACCCTTTGAGGTTGGTGGCATCGATCTCTGTGACGGTCGCGGTCGCGAGCGCCGCCGCCGTGCCGTCATCCTTGATGACATAGGGGGTCATGTTCGCGGCGTCACCCGTCTTGGGTGCGCTCGTGGTGGTGTCGAACGCGAAGAAGACGGCGATCTGACTGGCTTGATTTTTGATCATTTACGCCATGGCCCGAGTGTAGTAGTGATCGGCGGATTTTGCGCTGGCAATCCCAAATGCGAGATACATCATCTCGAACGCGCTCGCGCCTACCGCCGAGTGATTGAGAGTTACGCCACCCGCATCCCAACTATTGACGGTGGCTTTGTTGACCGTGGCACCGGTATTGTCGAGCGAGAGGAGCGCCAGATTGTTGACGGTATAGCTCTTGGAAACCGTCGTGGTCTGGGCATTCTTATTCGTCATCGCGACAGCCATTTGCTGCGTGGTTCCGGCATTGTTGCAAGCCACGCCGAAACTCACCGATCCCGCTGCGTCACTGTTCGCGGCCAGCGCCGTTGAGGTAAGCCGCGTGGCAACAGTCAAAAGAACCTGAGGTTGGGCCGCCATCCCCGTGATCAACGCAGCGTTGCCCGTCGAGGTGGGCAGTGTCGTGATCCCCGCTTTGGCCGCCCATGTCCCGCTGGTATGACGAATCGATATACAGGTGACGAATAAAGCGGTGCTTCCCGTCGCCGTGCGAGTCAACGTGAACGTCGTGGCGCCGACTGAACCAATCGACAGTGTTGCTACATCAGTGCCTACGTTGTCTAACTGATGCCCGAGGTCTGTATTGATGCGCGCGGCGAGCAATGTTGGACTCGTGCTCGTTGAGCACGAATAACTGGTGCTTGCTGAGTTCGTGCCATCCCAAAAGGCGATGATCGCCTTTTGCGCAAAAGCCGCTACATCGGTACCGGTCGAGCCCACCGATACAAACAGGATTACCGCATCGGGAGCGCTCGAGTCGCCATGTGTGACGACTTTACTGGTATCCGTCGTCGCAAACTGGGTACTACTGATGTGGACGGCGTGGTCAGAGCCCGCCAATGACAAGGCATTGAACAGATAAGCCGCACCATCTGAAGTAGTCTGATTGATCGTAATGCCATTAGACAGCGTGGCGCTGATCGCTGCGGCTACGGTGGCTGATCCCCCCGATGAATAACGACTCAAGCATTTTGTCGTAGAGCCCACCGTCGTGGCATTGGCGGAACTGGCGGTGGCGGCGTCGATCGACTCAGAGGAAAAACTCAGATTATGGGTAAGGTCCGTGGCCCCTAGGG